GAAACGGGCTGGTGCAAGGTTCGCGACGCTTTCGTCCTCCCCGTTGCCATCACGGGCGGCGTATTTGTTCTTAAGCTCGTTCTGACCAAAGCGGCAGACAAGGCGAAAGGCGGTGACGCTCCGGCAGCAGAGTCGGAGCGAGAATAAGCGACAGAGGCCGGGAAGGCTACTTCTCAATTCGCATTGACATGACAGGCAGGGATTTTCCTTGCCTGTCTTTTTTATTTTGTTTATACTCTAAATTCAAACTATATAAATAAAATATGGATTTTTATAATAAAAAGTATTGACTTTTTATTTAGAATTGAGTATGATTGAATCAAGATAAAGAGAGGCACGAAAGAGAAGGAGGCCAACACCATGAAACATATTCATATTGACCAGTACACCGCCATTTTTAACGCTTTTCTCAAGGAGCACGGCGAACACAAGGAAACCTGCGACAAAAGCGACTGGGGCGACACCTACAAAGAGATTTCTTTCAGCGACGGGGCGACTTGGAACGAATGCCGCCGGGCAGATGGCACCTTGGAATTTTGGAACAGCAAGGACAGCAAAAGCCGTATGGTGGACGAAGAAGGAGCAGAAAACGAATGGCTGAGCTTGGGTGGCGGTTTCACAATCCCCCTCAACGAAAAGTATTCAAAGAGCTTTACGCTCGCGAACTTCTACCTCACGAAAAACGGCAAGTACATGAAGGTTAAGTTACAGAGCAATTGGAACAGCAGCTACAACGAAACCCGCTTTCACAACGTAGAAAATTGCGGCGGCACTCCGATGAATGTTATTGCAGAGTATACGAGATAAGGAGGAACACATCATGGAATTTGTACAGATTGAAGTTGCAAGACAGGCTTACAGCCCCTCAGACATTGCAGGAAAGACCTTGACCGTGGCAGAGCTTAGGGAACTTCTCGACCAATACCCGGACGATATGCCCGTGATTTTATCCCATGACAACGGCTACACCTACGGCGGCATTGGTTACAACGATGTTACCGACGGATATTATGCAGACGAAAACGAAGATAGCTACGGCGAAGGGGAAGAATGAGCCGAAACCTCCCACTAGGGAGGTCGCCGGGGGATTGACTACCCCCGGCCTGATGATGGCAGGTTGGACGATTGAAGGAGGATTCAAATTATGAACACTTACGAAGAAAAACAAGCCCGCAGAAAGGAATACTACGAGGCCAAAGCGGCAGCAGCTAGGGCAGAAAGCCATGAGCAGTACAACACCTTCAAAAAGATGGCCGATGTTATCCCGATGGGGCAGCCGATTCTCGTTGGACACCACAGCGAAAAGAGCGATAGAGCCTATCGCGGCAGAATGACGGGACACATGGACAAAAGTATCGAACTTAGCAAGAAGGCCGAATACTATCAGCAGAAGGCCGAAAGCGTAGGGCAGGGCGGCATAAGCGGGTACGACCCGGACGCGGTTACGAAGCTGAAGGAAAAGCTGGACAAGCTGAAGGAGCAGCAGGAGCGCATGAAGGCGGCAAACAAAGCCCTCCGGCTAAAAGACACCGAAAAGGGCAACGCAAGACTCCGTGAGCAAGGTTATTCTGAAAAGCAGATTGAAGAACTCCGTACGCCGGATTGTTTCGGGTGCATTGGTTTCGCAAGCTACACCCTCACGAACAACAACGCGAACATACGCCGGATTGAAAAGCGCATAAAGCAATTGGAAGCAGCCAAAGAGCACGAAGGGGAGGAAAAGGAAACTGACCTTTATAGCTACCGTATAGAGGACGCGCGGGTACAATTCACCTTTGATGGCAAGCCGGAGCCGTGCGTAAGGGACATTCTGAAAAGGCACGGATTCAAGTGGGCACCGTCCAGGGGCGCATGGGTAAGACAGGCGACCGCGAACGGCAGATACGCGGCAAAGAGTGTTATGCAGGAATTAGATGATTTGGAGGCGTTCGACAATGAGTGAGCTGAAAGTTAAGACCTTTGACGGGTGGCATAAATATGCAGAAAAGACCGGGAAACACAGCTACGAGGACTACGCGCAGCCGGGGGACAAAATCGACCGGGAAACATACGACTACTTCATGAATTGTCTGCCGCCCGCCACGATGGGGTACGGATATTTCCAGATGGGAGAGGAACACGATTACAGGGAGGTGGACGGCAAAATGCGAGCCACCTACATGACCTTCCTGCACGAAGGCGGGGACAGCTATTTCTACCTTGGCGACCTTCCCGCCGGGTACACGCGAGAGCCTAATGGAAAAATTCGCAGATTGTTGCTAAAATGTTGATGGAGAAATTTGAAGGAGGTATGAACTTATGGCAGACGACAAAGAGCCGGAAAAGAAACGGGGAAGGGGGCGTCCGAGAGTCGCACCAGAGGACAGCAAAGCCCGCCCTCCCCACATGATAAAGGCGTTTGACAATGAGTTCGCATTGGTTAAGCGGTTCAACCGCTTGACCCGGACTCACCCGGAGGAATGCGAAAAGATTCTGGAGGCGTTGGAACATTGGGAGAGGGGGCAATAGGTATGAGTCAAGAACAGAAAAAACCGAAGCGTAGCTGCCCCTTTTGCGGCGGCCATGATATTGAGATTTACGAGCATTACGGGACAGCGGTAGGGATTGACTACGGCGGCTTTTTCCCGGAGTGTACAGAATGCGGTTGCAGGTTGAGCTATTACCATAGCAGGGAAGCCGCCATAGACGCATGGGATAGGAGGTTTGACGAATGGTAGACAAAAAGCCCTGCCCCTTTTGCGGGGCGACCATGACGAAGATTATGAAGAAGGGCAGCAAGCGACCAAACACGCACACCGTCTACATGATGTGCAAGAAGTGCCACAGCCGCGGTCCTACCTCATTTTTCGAGGAAGGGAGCAGCCCGGAGGAAGAAGAACAGGCCGCGATAAGCACATGGAACAACAGGCCGTGAATATCGTTTTAATCGAGAACCACTGGACATAGGTTCCCGATACACACAAGTTCATAACCCCCACAAGGATATAAAACAACCCTCCCGGATTTGGGAGGGCTTTTCTTTTACTTGAAAACAAAGTCGAAGTCGAGAAGGTATTTATGGCCATAGTTATAATCGCGCCGGATTACAGAAACCTTTTCGAGGATTTCAAGCACGACCCTACGCCTAGCCTCTAACGTTGGCGGGCAATTACGAACCACCGCGACAATATCAGCCGGGGCATTTTGTTCTGCAGGGGCGGCAGATGTTTTCTCCGACTCTGCCAGCTCATTCTGCAGCCGGGACTCCTCTGACTTCAAGGCGGTCAGCTTTTCCGTAGCCTCGGACTGGCCTAGAAGGGATTGAGAAAACCACGCCATGACGGCTTGCCTTTCTGAATGGATCTTCTCTATTCGCTTGATAATCTTCTGCCGCTTGTTTTGGGCAGGGGCGGCAGATGTTTTTCCGTCAGCACGTTTTCCGATGTAGGCCGTCAAGGTTTCTTCATTGGTGCAGATTTGTTCCAGAGTTGACCAAAAGAGAGCGTCAGCGACAGGCAGCTCCATATAGCGGGAGGGGCATTTGCCGCCGTTACGCGGGGCTGATTCCGGGCATTGATACCACCTCCGGCCGCGCTTCCCGTCTGTACAGATTCTTATGCGCGTACCACAATGGCCGCAATAAGCAAGCCCCTGCAGCAACCCTATGTCATTGTTTTTCTTCCATGTTTTGTAGGTACGTTTTTTAGATTTGATTTCGAGGGCTTTTTCATGTAGTTCAGCCGGGATAATTGCGGGGCAGGTCATTTCTATCCATTCTTCACGCGGGCGGGGGATTTTCTTGTAAGATTTCGGTCCCGTCTTTTTGTGGTACTTTGTGTTGGCAAAGTAGCGACCTGTATAGTGGGGGCGGTGGATTATGTTGCGGACAGAACTGGCGCACCACTTTACGCCTGTGGGGGAGGGTATGCCCTGTTTGTTGAGCATATCGGCAATGACTTCACAGCCGCCGACCATATCCACCACATACCATTGGTACACGCGCTTGACGATTTCAGCCTCGGCAGGATTCACGACATAGCAGCAGGTTTCCCGGTCGAAGTCGTAGCCGTAGATGTGACTGTCATTTATTGCCTTCCCGGCGCGAAGTTTAGCACGCTTTCCGCGCATTGTTCGCTCCCTTATCTTGGCGCGTTCGTATTCAGCAAATACACCTTTCATCTGATAGGACATATTGCCCTCAGGGGTATTGTCGAACCGTTCGAGCACGAACACAGGACGGCAGCCAGCTTTCTCCAATTCCTCCGTCAAGATAAGCTGATGTATCAATTTCCGCGCCATACGGTCAGCGTCATGGAAGATTACAGCCTCGTACAGGCCGTCTTGGACAGCGTCGCGCAGATTGTCCAGGGCAGGACGTTCGAGGAAGCCGCCGGAATAGCCGTCGTCGATGTATTCTTTCACGACAAAAGCACCCATCTCCTCAGCCTTTTTTCGGCAAGCCTCTATTTGCGTACCGATGGAATAGCCATGTTCGGCTTGCCATTCCGTAGATACGCGGGCATATATAGCAACATTCATGTGGTCAAGATTTCCCCTTTCAAAATTTCGGCAAAAGTGTCAGATTGCTTTCAAAGCACCTTTTGAAAGCGACAAAAAATATTCCATGGTTCGGAATAAAATTATTCCATTGCGCACAATGTAAAAACGCAAGGCGAAAAGTCAAGCAAACTGCAAAAATCGAAGAAAAGTAAAGTAAAAGCCCCGGCCTTTAGGCTAGGGCTTGTTTTGTTCGCGATGTTATTTATTACGCAAGTCTGGGACTGCCCAAAACTTTGATAACTGCTTATCGAAGTCGGCATAGGTTACAGTTGACCAGTCGATCTGCTTAGCCTTCTTCTCGTCTAGTGTCGATTTCATTATGGTCATTCCAGACATATCCTGCGTGAAGATTGTAACCTCGGAGACAGGATAGCCAGCGTCATAGATGGCCTTCATCATCTTACAGACCTTCATAAGCTCCGAACTTCTAAAGCCGCTCTGACTTTTGAATTTAGGCAATACAATCAGCTTACCTTTTCCGTAGTTCTCTTTACTCATGTCCTCGTTGACTTCCACGTCCACAAGTTCATCACCGTTTGAGATATTGGAACGGCAGATTTCCGTCAACGCCTCTTTGGGAGTTTTTGCAGGGGCGGCGGTTTCTTCTTTTTCAGCAGCCGCCTTTTCTTCTTGAGCAGCCGGGGCAGATGTTTCAGCTACAACCGGGGCAGGTTCGGCAGATTTCTTTTCCGGCGGGGTAGTTGTAAGCCCGAACAGGAAAAAGAACACTATGCCAGAGACAAACAGCAATACGGGCTTTTTCTTGGGGCGGCGGCGAAAGAGATTGACCACAAGCCAAACGACACCACCGACAAGACCGACGAAAGACAGCAACAAAAATAAATTATCCATTACAAAGACCTCCTGTGCAACTTTATCCACCGGGAAACCTCCCGTGATAAAAACTCTTACTTTGCAATTTCATTCGACTCAGGATTAGCTTTTACCTGCTTTTGGTATTCAAGGTAGTCATAAAATTGTTCTAACTGTGCAAGAGTCTGGGCGTCGGCTTGCGACACCCTCGAAGCAAGTTGGGCGGCGGGGGAACTTCCAGAGGAGGCGGAATCCTCACCTATAAGCCAGCCGACGGAAACGCCTTCAATGCGGGCGATTTTCTTCAGCATACTTATGCTAGGCTCGCTTTTCCCGAGCAGCCAGCCTTTAAGCTGCCCCTCCGACACTCCTAAGCGTTCGCGATATTCTTTTTGTGTACCACGCATACCGGGGCGTGATTGAAACCTTCTAAAAAGGTAGTTGATACGCTCGCAGAACGCCCCTGCGTCCTCGTTGTTCATAGATTTCACCCCCACTACACTATACCATAAAATATAAATTTTGTCCTTTTGTGATTAAATTTATCTAAAAAAGTATAAAAAATATCTTTACAAGTATAAATTTTAGCGTTATAATGTGTTCAACAGATAAAAAATATCTGGTAAGCAGATAAATAATATCTATAGCCACAGCAAAAGGGGGAGGTGCAAAAGGGTGGACATTTCCATCAAGGGCGAAATTGCCCGCAGAAACTTGAAGTACAACGAAGTTGCCAAAGCCGTAGGGATTAAGCCACAAACGTTTTACAGAAAGCTGGACAAAAACTCTTTCAGCTTACAAGAGGCGGCAAAGATTTTTAGATTCCTTGGCATAAAAGTAGCCGTTGTCGAGGGTTGATATTTTTTTACCGTTGAGCAGATAAAAAATATCTACAAACAAGATAAAAAACATCTAAGGGAGGCGACGCGATGGAATATAAGGACGGCCAGACATACACCTTTAAGCTCGGTGAATGTACGGCAAGGGTTACACTTCACAACTTCACCCCGGCAGTAAAGGAGAGATTCAGCGAGACACTAGGCCGGGAACTTTACAAGGCATATTCAGAAAGAGAGGGATTACATGACGGAAGGGAATTGGCAGCACGAGCAATGGCGTAAGGCACTCAAGGAAAGGAGAGCCAAACAGAAACGGCGCGAAAGCGTTATCAAAAAGGTTTTGGCGGGCGCAGCCCTTGTCGGGGCGGCGGTTATCTTCACCGGATTCTACGATGGTGACCAGCGACTTGTCACAGAAACGTACACCGTCAAAGAGGGGGACACGTTGTGGAGCATTGCCACAGAATACCTCAAGAAAAATACAGGCGGGCGGCGGTACATTCTTGAGTTCAAGGAAGGCATTATCGAGAATAACCCGGAATTGCAAAACGGCAACGCGGGTCATATCCGGCCAGGGCAGGAAATAATCATCAACTACTTTGTGAAAGAGGGAAAAGAGCAATAAGCCCGTTATCTATTCTAATTCTTGCATAGTTTGGAGGGTTAGACGATGAACGAACGGTGCGCGGAAATGGCATTTAAGGCACGGCATTGTGCAGGATTGACAAGGGAATGTGCGTCAGAGATTTTGGGCATTGCGCCCCGGACGCTTGCTTACTACGAAGGAGGCAGGGACATACCAGACGAGATTATAGCCAAAATGGTGATGGCATACAAAAGCCCGGAATTAGGCTATCACTACTTGAGCAACGACCTAGAAACCGGGCGACTGATTTTGCCGCGATTAGAGGCGGCGGGGATTTCTTCTAGTGCTTTACGGTTGCGGGTAGTTATGAGACGGGCAACGGCGGTTATTGAGCTGATAGAAGAAATTTGTCAAGACGATGTTATCACGGCTGACGAAGGTGAACCCTTCCAGCGGTGTGCAGCTCCCATCAAAGAGTTGGCAGCAGCTTGTATGGGAATTGGTTTATGGGCATTAAAAAAGCCCGTTGGGCGACCGACCCAACAGGCTAGGGATTCAAAACGCGACTGAGCAGAGTCACTTTTGAACACTTACAACGTCATTATAGCACAAGCAAAGGAGAATGACAAAATGAAATTGAGCAGAGTTTTTATAGAGCACTTCAAAGGGCTCGACAAAATGGACGTCGCCCCGGAAGGCAAAGACGTAACGGTGCGCGGCAAGAACGGCAGCGGCAAGACGACAATCGCTGACGCTTACGCTTGGTGCATGACCGGGAAGGGGTTCGACGGCAAGACCATCGACACGCAGATTAAAAAGCGGGCTGAAGATGGTTCTACTCCGAACGACGGCGGCGTAGAACACGCTGTGGAAGTTGTTCTTGAGAACGAAGGTCGGCTGATTACCCTCCGGCGCGAGTTTAAGGAAAAATGGGAAAAGCACCGGGGGACGGCTGACAGAGAGTTTAAGGGACATACCACCGTATACAGCATTGACGGCGTGCCTATGCAGAAAAAGGAATTTGAACGCCGGGTAAGCGACCTTGTCAAAGGCGATACTTTTCAGATTCTTTCTATGCCGCTGCACTTCTGCACGGTCGTCAAATGGCAAGACCGCCGGAAGGTGCTTATGGCCATGTGTGGCGATACGCCAGATGAAAAGATTATCGACGAAAACCCATCTTTAGAGCCTCTCCGTAAAGAGCTTGAGAACAAGACCATAGCAGACTTGCGTAAGGTCATTCAGAGCAAAATGAAGAAGAACAACGAGGAAGCCAAAAACATTCCTGCAAGGATTGACGAACTCACAGGAATGATGGCTGAAACCTCCGGTAACAAAGATGTGCTCGATACCGAATTAAAGAGCCTCGAAAAGCAGAAGGCAGATAAGGAAAAAGAGCTTGTCGGCATTAAGAACGGCGGCGAAATTGCAGAAAACAAAAAGCGCATTGCAGAGCTCGAAGCCAAAATGACAAAGTTCGTTGCAGAGTTTGAGGCCGATTACAGCCGTAAGGCCGGGGAAGCTGAAAGAGTTGTCGCCGGGTGCAGGGCAAAAATTGAGCGTTTAGGGGAAACCATCGAGCGTAACCAGACGGAGATAGGGCGGTCAAAGACGGCAGCAGAAACCGCTGACAAATTGGCAGCAGGACTCCGTGAGGAATGGGGCAAGGTTCAAAAAGAGGCTTTCCCGGACAATATCAAAGATACCTGTCCTTGCTGCGGGCAAAAGCTCCCGCCGGAACAAATCGAAGAACTACGGCAAAAGGAGCTGGACAAGTTCAACCTCGACAAGGCCGCGAAGCTGAAAGCCATCAACGAAAAGGGCAAGCGGATTATGGCAGATAAAGCCAAAGACCTTGACAAGGTTTCTGTATTGGAAGCCGCTAATACAGAGGCGCAAGCCCGAATTGATGAACTTTCAAAGAGTCTCGAGGACTCCGAAAAGATGTTGGCGGGCTTGGATAAGCCGGAGGCGACCAAACAGCCGGAATACCTCACCATGAAAGAAGAAGTTCAGTTCACGGAAAACATTATCAAGAGTCTGCAGGCGGGCGGCGAACAAGAAGCACGGGCGGCAGAAATTGAGATAACAAACCTTGGTGCAGAGATTTCAGCACGGCAAGAAAAGCTCGCGGCCTTCAAGCATAATGAGGCTATGGAAGCCCGCATAGAGGAATTGAAAGACCGGGAAAAGACGCTCGGCAAGATGTACTCCGACCTTGAAAAGCAGCTATTCCTCACAGAGGAATTTTTGCGGGCAAAGGTTAAGGCGACAGAGGATAACATCAATAGCCATTTTAAGTACGTCAAGTTCAAGATGTTTGAGCAGAAAATCAACGGGGCGTTGGAGGAATGTTGCGAACCGATTATCGACGGCGTACCTTTCAACGACGGCCTCAACAAGGGCAATCGCATGAAGGCGGCCTTGGATATTGTCAACGCCTTAAGCAAGTATTATGGCGTATCGCTCCCGGTATTCATTGACGACTGCGAAAGCTACACCAGCCTTCCAGATGTTGACGCTCAAGTTATTAAGCTCATAGCCGACGGGGCGCATGACGAACTGTCGGTAGAGATAGATGATTAACCATTTTAGACCATTAGGAGGAATTACAATGGCAAAAGAAATTCAAGTGGCAGACACGCAGGAAACCCGTCCCGGCTTTTTCAGCTCGGCGGCGATTGAACAGCTCAAGACAATTACGAACATCTTCAACAACTCCGCGCTCGTGCCGGAAACATATCGCGGTCAGCATAATTTCGGCAACTGCGCTATCGTGCTTGCAATGGCAGCCCGTATGAACGCAGACCCGCTGATGATGTTGCAAAACGTTTATGTGGTTTACGGCACACCTGCCCTCAGCTCCAAAATGTTGATTGCGCTTTTCAATACGTGCGGGCGGTTCGGCTCGATTCATTACAAAGAGACGGGCAAGAAGGGGACTGACTCGCAGGGCGTTATCGCATGGGCGAAAGAGCTTGCAACCGGGGACATTTTGGAAGGTCCAGAGGTTACAATCGCGGTCGCGAAGGCCGAAGGTTGGTACAAGAAGAACGGCAGCAAGTGGCAGACGATGCCTGACCAGATGTTGCGCTACCGTGCAGCGTCTTGGTTCATTCGCACGACCGCGCCGGAATTGTCCGTAGGCTTGCAGACCGATGATGAAGTGATTGATGTTACTCCGCAGAATGTAACCGAAGAAATTAAGGTGAACGCGAACCGGGAAGAATTTGTCCCGGAGGCACCTGCCCCGGCCATCACTCCAGGGCACAAGGTAACAATGGATGATTTGAACAAGGCCGAAAAGGACGCGAAGGAGGCCGTGCCAGTCGAAGCCCCGGCAAAGAAGGAAGCACCCGCGAAAAAGGCAGCAGCCGAAAAGCAGGAAGCTCCGCAGCAGGAAACCTTGATGGAAGGTCCGGGATTCTAAATGCTTAAGATAGCAGTACACGCAAGTGGATCTAGCGGGAACTGCTACACGGTGACAGACGGCAGAACCACGGTCATGCTTGACTGTGGTTTACCGTATCGCCGTATTCAGCAGTTGACAGGATTCCAACACCCGGACGCGGTTTTTATCACGCACGAACACAACGACCATATCAAAGCCGCTAAGGACTTTATGAAAAAGGGCGTTGATGTTTATATGAGCCGGGGAACGATGGAGGCAGCAGGGCTTGAAAAAAGTCACCGCTTGAACATCTTGAAAAATCGTCAATCGGTTTCGATTGAAGGAATTGTCGTCAGCGCATTTGACACACAGCATGACGCGGTTGAGCCTTTAGGATTTTTGATTGACGATGGAGACGACAGAATACTATACGCCACAGATACATATTATCTGCATTACAAATTTCCGGGGCTGACAAAAATTATGATTGAGGCGAATTATTCAGAGCCTATTCTGGAGGAAAATGTTTATCGCGGCAGCGTCCCAGAAAAGCTAAGAAAAAGACTGCGGCAAAGCCATTTTTCGTTGGAGAATTTGAAAGGATTTTTCAAAGAAAACGACCTGTCGAAAGTCAAGGAAATATGGCTGATTCATTTATCGAATGGAAACGCTGACCCTGTTAGATTTAGAAACGAGATTGAAACTTTGACCGGGCGACCTGTTTATGTGGCGGGCATTGATTAGGAGGTACACATTTTGGAGAATGGAAAAATCGTTATAGACAAGATTAAGTTTATGGACAAACAAGGGCGTATCAAGATTGATTTCAAGAACGACGGCGACACCAACGGCGGGCAGTTTTCCGGCATCTATTCTGAACCTGCTGACCCTGTTTTCTACGAAACGATGAAAAGCCTCAGGGAGTCGGCAGCAAATATCCTCGAATTGCCGGGGGATTTATCCATCAGACTCATTCCTTTTGCGGTTACTTTTCACTATTCGCAAGGCGGCAGAATGGGCGCGATTATTACCAGCCGTTTTATGATTCCAGATTTGGGCAATGAAACCGTTATTCAAACACCGATGATGAAGTGTTTCGACGGCGGCAACGATGAAGACAAGTGCTTCACAGAGGGGACAGCCAAAAAGCTGTGGGCACTCGAAAAGGAAGCGCGGCGGTACTTAGCAGGGGAGAGAGCACAAACGAACCTGTTTGACGGGGAGCAGCAGCCCCCAGAGGAAACCCCGGACGCGCCCGCCTTGGAAGAAGATGTGAAGATGGTGGAGGGATAATATGGAGCGGCTTTTGAGAAAAGGGGGTGATTCTATTGGCTAGGCCGCAGAAAGCAGGGCTTGAATATTTCCCGCTTGATGTAGATATAGACTCAGACGATAGAGTTGAGTTTATCCTTGCCAAACACGGTTTTATGGCCTTTGGTATTCTCATTAAGCTACTCATGGAGATATATCGACAGGGGTATTACATCGCGTGGACAGAGCGTCAACAGTATGTATTCGCAAAAAGGGTTAATGTTGACAGTATGTATACAGAAACTGTAGTTTCCGCATACATAAACGAAGGCATTTTCGACAAAGAGCTGTATGAAAAATACGGGATTTTGACCTCGCATGGTATTCAAACCCGCTATTTACAAGCCTCCGGGCGAAGGGTGACCGTTGAAATTATCCAGCAGTTTTCCCTTTTAGACCTCGAAAAGCTGCCAAAAACGCCCAAAATTACATTTACTGATGTTTCTGTATGCAAAAACCCTAGTTTCCGTATACATAATGACGACAGAAACGGCGATAATTGCAACATTACGTCGGCAGAAATACCACAAAGTAAAGTAAAGGAAAGTAATGAAGAAGAAGAAGAAGAAACCCCCTATATCCCCCCTACGGAAAAAAAGCTGACCAAACAGGAAGAAGAAACGGCTCGCATTGTGAACCTCTTTGAGAACAACATACACCCGTTGTCTGGCATGATAGAGCAAGAAAGCCTGTTAGACCTCTTAGACGAATACGGGGCGGTATGGTTGGAGGAGGCCATCAAGTGGACAGTAGAGAGGCACGGAAACAGCGTGAAATATATTCAGGCCATCTTGGAGCAGTGGAAACGGGTAGGATTCAAGAACGAGGAAAGGAGCAGGAAGAATGAACGAGGACTTCAAAGCACTCGTAGAAAAAATCAACGCGAACAGGGCGAAGATGAACCCTCAGAAAGCCGAAAAGAGTTCTACGCAAGTATTGAGCGCGTCAAAAACCGCCCCAAACCGTGGGAAGTACAGCGAGCTGACGGACAGTGAATACGAGGCACACAAGGAGGACATAGCCGCTATTGAAGCGGCGCAAGATGTTTGCCGGGGGTGCAGGGGCGCAAGTTGCCACCAGAGCGTGACGGGCATGGTTCCCGTAGTTGCCCCGGATAACGGCAGATTCTACACGGCTATGAGAATGTGCAAGTGGGAAAAGCTGCGCCGGGAAAACCGAAAGAAAGAACGGCTTTTCAGCAGGGCGCGCGTGCCGTTTGCATATAGCCGGGACAGTTTCGCCACTTATCAAGTCACGCCGGATAACAAAGTCGCTGTGGAGGCGGCAAAATGGAGCTTGGAAGCAGGAAACAGGCGCGGCCTATTCCTCTACGGCTCACCGGGGACGGGCAAGACGAAGTTAGCGGCAGTCATAGCGAATGAAAAAGCGGGGCGCGGGCAGCAGGTTTTATTTTCAAGTGTCCCGGACTTCTTAGCAGACCTTAGAGCAAGCTACGGAAAGGATACCACCGCCGAAACAATGGAACTTGCGCGGGACATTCCCTGCTTGATTCTGGACGACTTAGGAGCTGAACGGCTGAATGATTGGGTCGGTGAGCAGTTATTTTGCCTACTGAACCACCGCTACAACGAAGGCTTGCAGACTATCATCACGAGCAACTACGCGCCGGAAAAGATTTATGACCGTCTCACGGTTAGATGCCGGGACGGCAGGGAAGATGATACGCACGCAAAGCGCATTATGAGCCGGATTTACGGAATGTGCGAAACCGTAGAGCTTAGCGGCAAGGACTGGAGAGAGGGAGGATTTACACTTTGAAAATCGACAAAGATATGCCGTTTACATTCACCATACCGGGGCAGCCAGCAACGAAGAAAAACAGCCCCGTCCTCGTAAGGGGGCGGGCGGTTGTTTTGCCGAGCAAGGCATACAAAGCATACGAGAAGGCTTTTCGCAAGGAGCTGGAACGGATAGAGGCAGAAAGGGGAGGACTACCGCACTACGACGGTCCCGTCCAACTGTGGGCAAGGTATTTTCTGCAGGACAGGAGAGCCTACCCGGATTTGAACGGGCTTATCCAGGCAACGCAGGACATCATCAGCGACGAATATAGCCACAAAGACCACCGCAAGACCTTGAAGCGGCGGTGGATTCTTGCAGACGACCGTCTCGTGAAGAGTCTTGACGGGTGCAGGATAGCAGGGATAGACAAGGATTGTCCGCGCGTTGAGATTTACATAGAGCCGTTGGAGGTTGACCCGGAGCAGGAGACAGACCCGGCAATAGTACGGCTGATTAAAGAGCGAATGCAACAAGGGCTTTTCTAAGCTAGGAGGCGGGAGCTATGGCAAGCGACTGGAACATAGAGCATTATCGAGACCCCACCGCGAATGCGGCGATACGGGACGAAGCAAGGGAAATGTGGAGGGCGAAGGCCAAAGAGGCCATATACGCAGCTAGAGCCGCCTTGAAGGCGCACGGATTTGAGGCCGTAGGCAGGATTACGATAATTGACCGCAAGACGGGGAAAATGTTCTGACCGTCTGAGAGCCGTTTTAAGAACGGCAAAAATGCGGGTACGAGTATTTACACCCAAAAGCGATTAAAAAGCCCCCTGCGGGGCGTGAGACACGAATTAGGGCATATTTAGCGAGGTGGAAAGAGTGAGTTTTGCAAAGAAGTTGGCAAGGAACATCAAGAAAAAGGCCAACACCGGGGACAAGAAAGCCCGGAGAGAGTATGCGAAGGTAAGACAGAGCGTGAAGGACAGCTATGTGAACCAGCTCAAGCGCGACCGGGCTTGCAGGAAAGAGGCAATGCATAACCTCATGGGGTGCTTTCTCTTGACCATGCACGATAGGTACAGGTTTGGACGGGGCAAACTCGAACGGCTGCGGGACAAAATGCAGAGCGAAGTAGACGCGATGGTTGCCGGGAATGTCAGCGTTGAGGAAATAGCGGCCTTTCTGGAGGAAGAATTGGAGCTGAGCATAGGCGTAGTCGGAACGCGACCGGGGGCAGGGCATTATGAACAGATTGAGGACGTCGTGGTGCAGCAAATGACAGCCGCCTTTCTGATGGCCTTGCTTGACGAATTTGATTACAAGCGGCTGCGGCTCGAACGGGCTTACAATTGCGTTGCGGAGTTATGCGACCGGGTGTGGGTTGACGAAATTACCTACCCGGAGGTTCACAGCAGGGTAGACGAAATTATGAAAAGGCCGCTGAGAACCGACAGGACACGATTTAGTGCAGTTACCCACACAGATACTAGGGCAAGCGCATAGAAACGATTCTAGGGGCAATGTTACCGAGCACAAACGCAAAATAAGAACATACCGAAGGGAGGGAAAACGCATGGAGCAGAAAAACCATCACTTGGAGGGCAAGCCGGTAGGGGAACAACTGAAAGACCTTCTGAAAGCGAAGGTACAGCCACATTTGAGCGAAGATGATTATTTACGGCTTTTAGGGCTTATCAATGAGTTTATACGAGTAAAATTCATTGAATTATGCTTAAAAAATAAAGCGAATTATTGACTGAAAAGGGGAATGTAAAGTGAGAAAAAATCACAACAAAAACAACGGCGCATGGGCAGCAGTTTGCAGCCTCACGAAAGAGCTTTATTTCATAGGAAAAGCTGTCAGAGCATTGGCAGGTTGGACGGCAAAAATTGACCGCGATATCAGCGAAATTAAGAAGTCGGTCAAGCGAACGGAAAAGAAAAAACCTTTGCTTTTATTGGCGATTCCAAAGCCCTGCAATGGGGAGCTTTACAAGGACTGGACAATCGAAGATTATACGAAGAAGGTTGACGAAGAACACGCGGAAATGGTAGAGGCTTTTGTCGTGTGGAAAGCTACGGGAGAGGAAGCAGACCGTCACCAATTCTTGCGTGAGTGTACGGATACTATCGTGGCCATCACCAGCCTCATGGATAAGGCCGGGGCAGACATTCACGAACGGCAGAAAGTTTTGTGCGAGGTCAACCAGAGCAACGAAGTACGGGACGGCGGCAGGAGATTGAAAAAGGAGGAATGACACCATGCAGGCGGTTTGGACAGTAAAGGCCGAAAGGGATTATGAGAAAAAGCACCCCGGCAAGAAAAACCTGCGCAAGGCAGGTACGGCGGTTATGTTTGATGGTAAGCCCGTAGTTGTGTCCATGGCCGATAATGCCATCTTTAGAGGTTACAAAGAACGGGGCTGGGTGAAGGTTATCCATGAGAAGGGCGATGGTTCTATCAAGCGGGCAATGAGCCCTCGGCCTAATAATTGCCTGTCCGATGAAGCACGGGAAGAACGGTGGCGGCAGCTACAAAATTATTTCGGCAGCGAGGAAAAGTACAGCATGAAAGAGATTACAGATTTCATGGGGCTGACCTGCACCGACACGCTGAAACATTTTGTCGTTAAGTATGGCAAGGAAATGGCGGCCAGGTACGGGAAGCTGCCATACAAAAAAGGCTTGGGAGCTATCTACACGGCATTGATGGAAAAGCCGCCGAAAGAGCCGCCGAAACTGGACGCGAGGGTCGCGAAGCAGAATAAGCGGTGGCAGATTCTTTGCAAGGAGATACGGCAAAAGAAAGACCTGCAGCAGATAGCAAGAGATTTGGGACTCGGTCGGCCGGATTCCCTGCGGGACTTTTTCAGTAAGCACGGGGAAAGGCTTTTTAACGAGTTTGGGGCGTTGCCTTATTCGCCCGTATTGCCAAAGTATATGCGGAAATATATGGAGGGCGTAGCATGACGGATTATTACATCGGGATTATTGTAGGCGGCCTTATTGGCTACGGATTGTCTCTTTTGACCATGTTGTTTGTTTGGAGCTTGTGCGTAGCTTCAGCACAGGAGGATAGGAGGAAAGAGCATTGAGTGGAATTTGTACACCGATTAAAGAAACCATTTACCTCAAAGGGCAGAACAGCGAAATTGCCATCAAACTTACCCCTGGCAGTGACTGGAACTTTTTCCCGGACGTTTATCATGCGGACAGATTGATGGTAGACGACAACAAAGGCATCGTGGCCAGCATTACCGTCAGCAGGTTCTATGAGTATTTCGAGATTAAGGAGCGTAGAGAGGCATGAGCATTTGCAGGAACACCATGCAGGAAGTTGCTGCCCTTTATGACAAACGTTTGGGAGAGGGCTTCAGGATTGAGTCGAACGTCCACAAAGTGACCGCCTTAGTACGGTTCACTCAGGACGGGATTCAGTATTATGACAAGATGTGTGACAAGTGGTTCTTTACAGATGGATTTCTGAAAGAGCTGTTAAGCGGAAAGGCCGTGATTTTGGATTGACGCAGACCAACGGAAAGACGCATAAGCATACGAGAATTTCCCCGGAGTGGGGCGAAGAATACAGCTACTTTGAACGGCGGGTACAGAAAAGGAAAGCCCATGAGCTTTCTGAACATCACAGCCACGAAGAAAGGCGGCTAAGACATTGAAGGCAGCACTTAGGAAACTGGCGTACAAGTTCAAGCGCATAGCATTCAGAGTACAGCCTCCAAAACAGGTAAAGAAGCGAAAGAGAAGGAAAAGAGAAGTAAAAGACAGAATGCGGGTGAGAGGTTACTTTAGAGAGTAAGGAAAGAGGCAGGGCGAAAGCCCTGCTATGCTTTTGCACTACTATCTGGAAAAGGAGTATAATAGTTCTCATGGAAATAACCTTACATCACCAGCAAAGGAGCGAGCGCAATTGAGAGAGTATAGCGATTTTATCGAAGCAACACGCGGATACTTAAAGCGATACAACCAATTCCAGGTAACTATCGCGAACCTTAATGACGACATTGAAGCAATGGAACACGCCATCGAATTAGAAATTGCGGCTCCTATTTCTAAATACGGCGGGCAGCCGGGTGGGGGAGGTTCAGAATTGACACCTACCGAGCAGGGCGCGTCGAGGATTTCAAAGGCGCAGGACTTCATCAGGAAGAACAAGGAGAGCATACGGAACATTGAGCGCATTTTGCGCAAGGTTGACCGTGCTATTGCGCAGTTGAAACCAGACGACCAATGGCTCATAAGAGGGCATTTTATCGACCATCGAAGCTGGGGAGAGCTGAGTGCTGAAAAGTTTTTTACTGAGAAATGGGCGCGGGAACGTTCAAGGAAAGCCATCAAGAAAATGGCATTTATGATATTTGGCAATAGGGCATTGCCGGAACAACAAAATTTATTCATCTTCTACGAATGAGAACGGGGGCGAAAGCCCCTGTTTTTTATTGTGGATAATGTGGGTAAAATTGTGGAAAACTCAAGCCTTGAAAAAGTGTGGCATTTTTGGTTTATTTTAACAGCAATTTTGTGGATAAAATCATGGTCATAATGGTGCGGTTTTTGCCGTTCAAACGTGCGATAATGGTATCATCGAAAAATGAATCGAGAGACACGAAAAGGTCACGGGCGAATAAAAGCCCTTGGCCTTTTATTATGGGAAAACGCCATTATACCATTACGCCATCATAACGGCGGCTTTTTATTAGGAGGCAAGGCAGAAATGGAAACAAAGAAATTTAGGCTGATTGACATTAATCCGGCACCGTACAACCCGCGTAAGGATTTACAGCCGGGGGACGCTCAGTACGAGGCCGTCAAAAACAGCATAGAACGGTTTGGATTTGTTGAACCACTTATCGTCAATGTACGGGACGGCGGCAACGTTCTCGTAGGCGGTCACCAGCGGTACAAGATTTTACTGGCGCAGGGCGTACAGGAGGTTGAGGCCGTTGTGGTCGATCTATCGGAAAACGAAGAAAAAGCCCTTAATGTCGGCTTGAATAAAATCGAGGGCGAATGGGATTACGGGAAATTGAAAGACCTTGTCGCAGAGCTTGACCGGGACGACGTAACCTCCATTGGTTTCAGCAAAGAAGAAGTGGACAGCCTTCTGCAGGAATTAGAGCAGGACAGCGGCGGCGAAGATGTCGCTGACGACCCCGGAGAGGTTCGAGACGGGACGGACGACGAAGAAGGGGACGACGACACCGGGGAGAGCGAAAGCACCGCTGAGAGGCCGTTTGAGGTTTATTTGAGCTTCCCGACACAGGCGGCGGCTGAAAGTTGGTTGGAGGCACACGGCATAGATAAGGCTTTTGACAGTTCAAGAAATGTCATTCTCGACTTTACGAAGGAGGCGCAGGAAGCGTGAGACTGGAAGAAAAGAACATAAGCGAGCTGAACGCAGCGAAGTATAACCCGCGCGTCACCTTAGAGCCGGGTATGGAGGAATTTGAAAAGCTCCGGCGCAGTATTGAGCATTTTGGCGATGTTGAACCCATCGTATGGAACGAGCGCACCGGGAACGTGGTAGGCGGCCATCAGCGGCTGCAGGTTATGAAGTTCTTAGGCCGCGACACGGCGAAGGTTTCGGTCGTGGATATGAGCGAGGAAGAAGAAAAGCTCCTTAACATTGCCTTGAACAAGGCCAAAGGCGAATGGGACGGCGCAAAGCTCGAAAGCCTGTTAAAAGATATGGACATTGAGGTACTTGATTTTACGGGATTTAGGGCTGACGAAATAGCTGTACTTCTCGCAAGCAACGACGGCATAGACGAAAATTGGAACGGCGACGGCGACGACTGGCAGGACGATATCAATTTTTACGGGGCGGCATGGGTCGTGACAGCGCGCTTCCGAAATAGCGAGGAAGCGCAAGCATGGATTGACCGCGAAGGATTACCCGGCACCTGCAAAGAGAACAGCAACACCACCGTGATACGGTTTGGAGAGGAATAGCCTATATGATTTATGTTATTATCGGACAGGCCGGAAGCGGGAAAACGACCTTTGCAAAGCGGCATTTCCTTCAAGGCGAATTGCAAGTCGTCAAGGATATTCTTCCGTACACGACCAACGGGAAAATATGCGGCATAGGGAAGTATGGCATAGGGAAAAGGTGCGAGGGGACAGATACCTGCTCAATGTCGAGTCAGATAGATATTATTGAGCAGGTGAAAAAGCTGACCAAAGAAGGGAAAAGCGTCGTGGTTGAAGGGGAACGAATACTGAATAAAAAGTTCTTTGATTATTTGGTTCTCAACAAAAATCACGTTATGCTGATTTATCTTTATTGCAGCGTTGAGACTTCTATGCGGCGATTATGCAGCGACGAAGATTCGGACATATCCCTGCACTTTCTAAAATCGACGATAACCAAAAGCCGAAATAAATTCAAAGAGTACCGAAAGTTTTTTATCACAAAGATTATTTGCACAGATAAGGACGATTGACGATGAATAATGAATTAAAACAGAATTATCCTTCCCCACGTTGGAGCATGGAAATTCCAGATTGCTCCATGCCTATGACGTTCGACACTTACAGCAAGTGCGCATACAATTGCCTGTACTGTTTTGCTTTCTTCCAAAAGAGCCATACGCTGAAAGGCTATAACAGCAAAAAGAACGCGGGCAAGATTGAGATACGCAGCGTAGACCCTAAGAAGGTTATTGACCTGTTTGAGAAAGCCTTTGCCCACGACGAAAGCGCAAGCGCAGTACAAAAGCAATTCTTCCCCTATATCCAGGCAAGGAAGATTATGCAGTGGGGCGGCCTTGCAGACGAATTTGACGAATGGGAACGGCGGTACGGCGTGACCTTGGAACTTCTCAAGTATTTCGACAAGATAGATTATCCATTGTCTTTCAGCACCAAAGCGGCGTGGTGGACGCAGGACGAACGGTACATGAGCCTTTTCCGCAAGCACAAGCACAACTGGCACGTCAAGATTTCGATTATTACGGCTGACGACCACAAAGCAAAGCAGATGGAGAAGGGCGTCCCCAGCTCCACAGCGCGGCTCAGAGCTATTCAGAATTTAGCTAAAGCCGGTATTCATGTCACGCTGCGGTTGCGGCCTTTCATTATTGGCGTAAGCAACGACTGGAAGGAGCTTATCAGCAAAGCCGCTGCAGCGGGCGCGGATTCTGTGACTACGGAATTTTTCTGCATGGAGAGCAGGGCAGACAACGAACTGAAAGCCCGGTATGCAGCTATGAGCAAGATTTGTGGATTTGACATTCACAAATTCTATATGAGCAACAGCAAGCAGAACGGGTACAAGCGGCTGAACCGCAGCATTAAAGCACCGATTATCCGTGAAATGCGGGACTTTGCGCATAAGCTCGGATTGAGATTCCATGTCAGCGACGCTTTCTGCAGGGAGTGTAACGACGCTTGCAATTGTTGTGGCGTACCGCCGGAGTGGAACGTGAGCCAGACGGGGCAAATCGGACAGGCCATCATCATTGCCCGG